CGAGCATATGAACGTGTTGTAACGGCAGCCGTCGTTCGTGGAATCGCCGAGGATGATGCCGTTTTGGCAGGCGATGATCTGGCCGGTCCGGACCACGTTGCCCTGGAAGTTGTAGGTGTCCGATGCCCCGGCGGCATGGAATGCGGTGTTGCCTGTGCTCGTGATCCGGCCAACGGTGATGTCGTTGTTGAAGCAGCCGAAGTCGGAGATGCCGGTCGAGTCGGCATTGAGCCCCATGCCGGTCAGGCTGTTTATGTCGCCGATCCAGATGCGGTTGTCGCTTGCCCGGTTCATCAGGACGGCCTGAGTGATCGTCTGGCTGTTGCCGTCAAGTTCGGCGAGGCGAAGGTCGAGGCAGTTCAGGATCTGGTTGCCCGTGCCGGGGGTGATGGTCAGCATCGAGGTCATCGCGCCCGACGCCTTGACGTGCGCCGCCGTCGCGTCGAAGGTCACCCAGCCGTTCCCTGTGTGCGTATAGAGCGGGTCGAAGGCGATGGCCCCCGAGATGACGTAGGTGCCCGGCAGGAGCAGGATCGAATAGGGCCTGGTGACCGCAGCGGCGGCCGTGATCGCAGCGTTGATCTCCGTCTGGTCGGCGGTCCCATCGCAGACGGCGGTCGCCAGGGCTGCTAGGCCGGCGGCGGTGTCCGAGGCCGCGAGGATGTAGTCGTAAGGGAAGGCCCCACCGCCGCCGTCGCCCGTCCCGAGCGGCCCGACTTCGGTGCCGGCGCTGTCCCGGTAGTACAGCCCGCCCGTCTTGGAGTAGAGCCGATGGTGGCTCGCCGCGGGGTTGCCCGGCGCGGAGCCATCCGTGCCGTCAAGGTAGGTGAACACGCCTTCATCGTTCAGGCCGCCAGTCGTGGGGGTGGCCCAGACAAGCAGGTGGGTGGTTGGATCTACCGTGAGCACCTGGCCGTCAGCGCCTTTGGCGAGCCGGGCGGGTGCGCCGCCGGTGTCGCCGACGATGAGATCGGCGGCCGCGCTCATGGGGTTAGCGATCCCGCCAGCGTCCCAGGCCGGGAGGTGCGTGGTCGGATCGACCGTCAGAACCTGGCCGTCCGTGCCGACCGGGAGACGCCCAGGAGCGCCCGGGGGCGGATAGAGCGAGAGCGTGTTGAGTGCCCATCCGGCCGCGCCGTTGCCCGTCGTAGCCAGGAGCCGCCAGTACCGCGCCGTGATCGGGCCTGAGAGGTTCCGAACCCCTGTGTCGATGAAGGTTACGGCCCCGCTGTCTCTGGTCGTCCAGGTCGAGTCATCGGTGCTCGATTGCAGCGCCCAGACGGCAGCACCGGCAGGGCTCCCGCCCTCAAGAGCACGCCAGGCGCCGATCGTATGAGCGGTTCCGAGGTCGATCTCCACCCACTGATTGGCCGAACTGATGAAGCCGCCAACATGGAACGTCGCATCGTTGCCGTCATTGACGTTCGAGGGGACATATGTCAGGTACGTCGCGTTGGCTGATGCAGTGCCAGCTGGCGCCAGGTCCGCGCCCAGGGCCGGCTGGACGATCATGTCGCCGGCCGTCGTCATGGGGTTGTCGAAGCCTGTGGGCGGGTCCCAGGTGACGTGGCCGGTTATCGCATCTACCGTTAGCACGTCGCCTTCCGCGCCCACTGGCAGCCGGGTCGGCGTCGCTATCGGCGGCGTCCCCGCGATGACGGCTCCGCCTACGATCAGGTCGTCCTGTGCCTCCATCGGGTTCGTCATCGTGCCGGTGATAGGGTCCCAAGCCGCGTGCGTCGCGTCCGTCGCCGTGAGCACGTCGCCCGCAATCGGCACGCCTGCCGCGTCGATGCTGACGCCCTGGAGCGCCCGGACCTTCAGGTTGCCAAGGTGCCCCTCAAGGTCGCCGCCGTAGATCGGCGGAGTGTGAAGCGGGCCATCGAGCGCGTGCGGGGTCGTCCCACCACCACCACCACCACCACCGCCCCCGCCGCCACCACCACCGCCCCCGCCGCCACCACCACCAGCGGCTGTACCGGGGATGCCGGCCAGCGATGCTTTGCGGACTTCCTTGGCGGCGTGCAGTCGAACGGTCATGTCAGTCCACCAGCGTCCCACCGACAGCGCCGACGTAGGTGCCAGCGCCGCCCGGAACGACGGTCATCTCGGTCCGGTAGGTGTCCACGATCCAGAAGCTGCTCTCGCTCATGACCGAATCGATGGCCTCGATCGTGTCCCCCTTCTGGAGCCCGGGGTTACCCACGATGCCGAAGTCGTAGACCTTTCGGAAGCCGTCCTGCTTGGCGAGTTGCGCAGAGGCCGTGGCAGCCGCCTGGGTCGTGGTCGTGATCGCCGACTCATTCACGATCACCCGGCGGATGGGATTGTTCAGGCTCGCCTCCATCGCCCCGGTGGGGCTGGTCGGCTCGGGGAGCCCGACTACGCCAGCGCCGGCTATGGCGATCTGGACCACGTCGTTCCCGCTGGCGTCCTTGCCGACGACCTTGACCCGGGTGGCCAACTCGTACTCGTCGACGGCCCGCTCGAGGCTGATCAGGTCCACGCCACTCGTGTACGGCCATGACGAACTGCCAATGGCGACAGGCTCGAAGTGGTAGGTGCCGTCCTCGGTGGCGAAACTGTGATAGCCCACGAGCGCCCCTAGTTGCGCGAGCGCCGCAGCGAAGCTCGTCCCGTCCGTCACCTCGAAGTCCCCGGCGATATAGTCGGTCGTCGTCACCGCCGTGGCGGGGAAGTCCATGTGGCTCAACAGGTCGTTCACGATGTCGGAGACCTGCATGTTCAGGAACACGAAGTTCGCTGGGGTGCGCACGGCCCCGGCCGTGGTGGCCCCTTGCGGGTAGTTCACGATCGCGCTCTGGACGATCGCCTTCTTCATGAAGTCCCGGCACGTTATGACGATGCTCCGCTGGCTCCGGTCCCGCGTCTCGTCGCCCTTGTCGATGAAGCCGTAGAACGTCTGAACCGAGTTGGCAGGGTCGCCGTACCACTGATGGACCCAGATCTTCTTGTCGGGCACGACTAGCGGAAGCCACTGGCTCCAGAGCGGCTCGTCCTCCGGCGCGAGTTCGCACTCGATCTCAAGGCCGTCCGCGTCAGTCTGGAGGCTCTTGTCGATGGAGATGCGCTTGACCTGGATCGGCACCGGCGCGATGTGGCCACCCCAGATCTCCATGGAGGTGGCGTTGGCGAACATGGCGCCGTAGCTGGTGCCTGCCGCGATATGGACCGACCACCAGCGATGCGGCCCGGCGGCCACGCTCCCCTGCAGCACCCCGCCTCTCACGGGCTGCGCGTCCGCTACCGTCCAGGTGGTCCCATTGTCCGAGTATTCGATGGTCCAGGTGCTCCAGCAGCCAGCGTTAGAACCCACCGTTATTCCCATGAGCCGCCAGTAAGTCACGTCCTTGGCGGTCCCCAGGTCCCAGGTGAAGCGCCCCTCCCAGGACGCGGGAGTCAGGGTAACCGAGTCGTCCAGCCCGAAGCGGCAGTTGCCTGGCCAGCAAGCGTCCGAGTTGGCGTTTGTCATCAAGTCGCCGTAGAGCGGGTAAACCCAGCCACCGCTGAAGGATGAGGCGTAGGTGTAGGGATGGAGCGGGCCGGAGGTGTACGGAGAGGGCTGTTTAGTAGACGGGTAGTACAGTTCGAGCTGGGCCCAGCAGCCCCCGAGCAGATCCTGAGAGGACGGGAACGCGCCATGCGTAGGCACGTAGTCGCTGATGACCGTGTCCGGGCTGCCCTCGATCTCCACGAGCGCGTGAAAGCCGCTGGCACCGGCCATGAACTTGGAGACGAGGATCTCCTCTAGACCGCTGGACAGCCCTTGCACGTCAGTCCTCGACCAGCGTGGCGTCCACGGTCCAGAGGCCAGGCGCGATCTGGGTCGGCTTGAGTTCCATCACGATCACGGTGAGCGTCTCCTCTGGCGCGACCCAGGTGACCGGCGTGACGGTCTCGTGGTAGCCGCTCATCGTGGCCCAATCGGCATCGGTGACCCAGGGGAACGTCACCGTCGCCTGCCGGCGCGGTAAGGACCCGGACTGAATGACCTCGTTCTCGGTTGAGGTCCCGTCGCTGATGATGCCGACGAGGGTGATGAACGGCGGATGCTCGAAACCCGAGTACTTGCCATCCTCGACCCAGATCGGGTCGATCGGGCCGAGGGCGAAGCCGGAGCTGCTCATGGCCGTATCCCGCTGTATGAACTGAACCTGGAGTTCTGCTTCTGCATCTCCTCGGCGATCTCGTCGTGAACCATGACGGCGAACCTCTTAGCCGCCGCCCGGTCCGGGTTGCCCGTGAGGGTGAGCTGGATCGTGCCGATCGTGAGCCCGCCGAAGCCGCCCGTATTCTGGCCGGCTGGGATCACTGCCTCGCCCTTGTGGATGTAGGCGAGCTGGTCGCTGGCCACGAACGGCGTGCCGGTGGCGAATTGCTTGATCCTTGGTGCCACAGGCGCCGGTGCCACGGACGCGCTCGAATTCTCGCTGCTGCCGCCGGGCAGGTGCCAGGTTGCGAGAGCACCTTGCATCGTGAGCGAGGCGCTGTTGAGGAGTGAGGTTGCCCAGGTCCCGTTGGCGATGCCAGCGGCGATGCCGTCGGTGAAGCCGGTGCCGTAGGCGCTACCGGCCGCGTTGCCACCCGTGCTCACAGTGCCGGTGAGGTGGTCCAGCGCCGTCTGAGTGTCGCTCTGGACCGCTTGCCACATCGTGACGACGTTCGGATCGAGGCTGGCCAGCCCGTCCTTCATGGCCTGGCTCTGAAGCAGCCCGTTGAGCTTGGTCGCCTGCTGAGCGCTCGTGCCGTACTGCGAGTCCTCCTCGAGCAGCGTCATGTAGGCCGACTGCTGGGTGTAGTACTGCTCTTGGAGCGCGTCCTTCTGGGCCTGCGTCAGCTTCGCATAGGTCTTCTTATCGTTGACCTGTTTCTTCGTCGCGTTGAGCGCGTCAAGCGCGTCCCGTTCGCGATAGCTGATCGTCGCCTCGTCCGTGACCGCAGTGAGCGCCTCTGACCAGGCACCGGAAAGAGCTGACCGGCTGCTCTTGATCAGGGCCACGTCCGCGTCGGTACCTTGGCTGATGGTCGTATTCGTGCCGTCCATCGTGGCCTGAACCGCTGGAACGACACCGCTGAAGGCGTCCGTCGCGGCGGCGGTGATGGCTGGCTTCTGACCCGCCAAGGCGACGGCGCTTCCGCTGAAGGTGGCCCCGTAGTTCGGCACGGCGGGCGTGACCGTGGGCGTGAGAACACCCGGCGAACCCTGCTGTAGTGCGAGGAGCTTCTGCTGATACTCCTGCGGCCCCAGGCCGTTCCAGGAGAGGAGGTTGCTCTGCGTCGTTCCGCTGCCAAAGATGTTCTGTATCTGGCCCTGCAGCCAGCCGATCCCGTAGGCGCCCGCCGCGAGGATCCCGGCTCCGATTGCCACCGTCGCAGCTGTGGCGATCGCGCCGCCGAGCAGGGCACCGATGCCAGCGCCCGCTCCGGCGATCTCGGGCCCGGCCAGTTCGGCCCCGGCCGCCACCTCCGCGCCACCAGCCGCTACGGCTCCTGCCTCCGCCGTTACCGCCGCTTCCCCTGCCGCCGCGCCTACTTCTGTGCCGGCCGCTGCTACCTCCGGCGTCTGGGTCATGACTGCCGCAGCGACTGCGGGCCCGCCCGCCGCGACGGCGCCAGCAGTCCCGGTAACTTCCGCGCCGCCGGCCGCCGCTCCGCCGCCTAGCCAGGTCGGAAGCGTCAGGCCAAGTTGCTCGGCGATCTTCGGGATGAGCGCCCCGGCGAGACTGCCGAACCCGGCCGCGATCTTCGGCGTCATCTGAGCGCCGATTATCAGGAGCGGACCGAAGCTCTGGCTGACGGAAGCCAGAGCGCCGCCGATGTTGTGCATGAGGAGCGTGAACTGATTGCCCCAATCGCTCCTGATCGCATCGGCCGCCCTGTCGGTGGCGCCCTGCGTGTCGGTGGTCGATGTTTGGAACTGGTCGAGGCTGGTAATCCCGGGCTTGAGGGCATCGGCTAGCTGCGCACCAGCACGGGTGCCGAAGTCCTTTGCGGCCACCTGCGCACGCTGCAGCGGGTCTTGGATCGAGCTGATCTGGCTGATGAGGTCGTTGAGCGTCTGGCCCGGCTTGAGTTGCTTGATGGCCGTGTTCAATGCCGTGGGGGCCTTGCTCGCGTCGATGCCGGCGGCGGCGAACATGTTGAGCAGGTCAACGCCGTCGGAGAACTGCATGCCCATTGCGGTTAGCGCGGGTGCCATCTTCTGGAGGGACGTCTGGTCATCAGAGACGCTGGTCCCGTACTTCTGGTGGCTCGCCACCAGTTGATCCATGATCGTGCCTTCGTCGGCAGCGGTCAGGTTCCACGCATCGGTGACCATCTTGAGCGCAGTCACGGCCTGGGCATCCTGGCCAGTCGCCGTCTCGTAGGTCAGCATCTTCTGAGTGAGGTCGTCGGCCGCCTGCCCGGACAGGTTGAACCCGCTGATGACCTCTGCCAGCGAGGCCTCGACCGAGTCCATCGACTGGAGGTTGCCCCGATACATCGAGTCGATGGCGGAACTCTGCTGGGCGAGCGCCTGACCCGTTAGGCCAGTGTCCGCCGCGAGCTTCTGCGTGGCGGCGTCGAGTGCTGCGCCCTGCTGGATGGCGATTCCAAACAGAGCGCCGGCACCCGCGCCGATTGCGGAGCCCATGGCGCTCCGCAGTTTCGAGCCGAGCTGCTCGCCCATCGTCTGGCCGGCGGACTTGCCAGCCGAGTTCGCGGCACTTACGGCGTCGGTCTGGAACTGCCCGGTGTCGAGTTGGAGACGGACACTCGCGAAGATGTCTGCGATAGCGCTCATGCGTCGTAGCCCTTCACTGAACCCGGAACGAGCCGAGCGAGGCGTTGCATCTGGGCTCGGCCCCTGGCCTTGTTGGGCGGAGGTGCGGGCGGCAGATACCACGGCGGCTCGAGATCATGCTGAGACACGGTCACTCCGTACACCGGCACGGGTGCCCGCATGTTCGCGTCCAATGTCGCCGCGTAGGTCTCGGTCATTCGGTCACGCTGTTCCTTGGCTATGCGCGTTTGCGCCGCCTGGTGGTAGAGGAGGATCTGGCGGTAGGTGAAGGCTTGCTCGAGGTCGTCGGGACAGATGTGCCAGACGGCAAGGGCCCACTCGAGGAGTTCTGCGAGGCTGACTCCACGGCGCGGCGGATGATCGTCAGAACGAGGGCCGTCTGGCTGGAGGTTTTTGGGTAGGCCACTTCTAGGAGGCGGTCATAGATGACGTCGATGTCCCGCTCGGTCGCGTCCTCGAGGTCGCCCAGGGCATGCGTCTGGTCGTAGGCCAGCACGAGTTCGCGCTCGGTGTCGGACATAGCGCGGACGCCCTCTGGCGTGTCAGTGCGGGTATTGGCCAGGGCGATGATCCCGGCCTCGAGCCGCTCCTGCCACTCGCGGTTAGCACGCCACTTAAGCTCCGGCACGAGGCGCTCTTCGCCGTTAACGGTGAAGGGGAGGAGGCCGCGGATGACCTCCTCCTCGTTCGCGCTCATACCGTCAAGCGCTCAATGCTGTAAGGGGCCAGGGTGGGATTGGCGGGGTCGCCGTAGGCCGTGAAGGTCACAGGCGTGCCGGCGGTCATGGTGACGCCGAACTCGCAGGTGAGGTTGCCGGTCTGGAGTGCGTCGGTCAGAGTGACCGTGCAGGGCTGGCCGTCCGGGCCAGTGGCCTTCATCACGACGTCGTGATGGTCGGCGGTCAGCACGACGCCGATGCTCTGGGTGAGCTTCGTCATGGACGGCGTGCCCGCCACGCTGGCCGTGCTGGTGTTCTGCAAGGCCGCCTGGAGCTTGGAGAGCGCCAACTCGTTCAGCTTCGTGCTGAGTTCGGCCTTGATCTTGGTGATGCGGGTCAGACCCTTGAGCGGGCCCACGGCGCCCTGGAACTCGGGCTCGTACCGGGTCACCGTGATGACGAGCTTGGCCGGGTCCTCGGACGCGCCCAGCTCGATGCTGTTGTACTGGAGGCTGTCGGGCGGTCCGAAGAAGACATCTTCGGCCGTGATCGTCATTGGCATTTGCGACTCCCCGCGAGAGGGGTTTGCCTCACCGCCCCCACTCGCATTCAGGGCGGATCGGTTGCGCCAGCGGCGCTAGGTTGCGATTTCGGTCCGCGTGACCGGGTACTCGATGGTGCTGTGCCAGAGGGGCTGTCGGGTGTCCGGGTCGGTCTCCGGGCCGGACGCCGACACATAGCTGTGCCACGTTCCCAGCCCGCTCGCCGCCATCCGCGCACCCTTGTCGTGGAAGACGGCTTCGACCGCCATGCCCATCGCCTCGGCGTCTGCCGGGGTCGTGCCATAGGAGCGCACGCCGAGCACCACCATCCGAATCGGAAGGCGGCGCCGTGGCATGCCATCGAGCCAGTTGACGACGATGAAACGCTGGTATTCGCTCGGCCCTCTGGCATCGCCCGGAGCGGGCTCGTTGGCCCGAACCGGAGCCTTGAGCGAGCGGATGCCCGCGTCGGCATTGAGTTCGGCGACCGCACTCGTCAGGGGCGAGGAGATCATCGGAGCGCCTTGTTCCAGGCGGTCTTGCGAGCCTTGGCGGCGGCGATGTTGCCTTGCTTTCTCGTCCCGCCAGAGGCTGTGACCGTCGCCCGGGCTGCGCCGCCGGCGATACGAGCCGCCATCGCTGGGAGGACGAACTTACCGGTGCCTGGGATCCCCGCATTGACAGCCGGGAGGAAGAACGGCCGGGGAGCTTCTTTGACGGTGCCGTGCTCAGCGAAGTGGGCGAGCGGCGAACTGAACCACATCACGAGCACGATCTGATCGGCTGGCACCTTGAGGCCGCGGGGCTTCTGCGATGAGGCGGCCAGCGACGAGTCGCCCGCGACCAGCTTGCCCATCGCCCACACGGCGCAGTGGCCGGTGTCCGCCATCATCGGGACGCCGCGTTTGGCGGCCTCGGCAGCGTCCTTGGGCGCACGGCTGGCGGCGTCGGCGATGATCTGATTGCCGAGCGCGAAGAGGCCGTCGGCGATGCCGAGGCCGGCCGCGTCCAGTGCGGCCTGGTTCATGACGATCGCGGCGGCCCGGTTGGCGAGGACCTTGGCGGAGGGAGCCTTCGAAATCGCCATCGTCAGGCGACCTTCCGGGTTTCACCGCGACGCTCACGGTTGGACTTCGCCGTATTGCAAGGAGGGCATAGGTTCTGAATGTTGGCACGCGTATTGGAGCCGCCCCGCTCGAACCCGACGATATGGTCAAGCCCGTGAACAGGGCGACCGCAACTCTGGCACGTCGGTTGGGCACTCCAGAGAGCCTCAACCTCGTCCGCTGCCAGACGATCCGGCTGGCCCAGTCGAGCAGCCTTGACGTTGGCATTGCGGGCGGCTCCCAGTGCGGCAGCCCGGGGAGCGTGCTCTTCATGCCATCGCCGAGCGACCGCTAGACGTCGCTCTTTGTTCTCTTCGTACCAACGGCGGCCAGTCTCGCGAACCTCAGTCCTGTGAGATAGCCGATATTCCCGACTCTGCGCGCGCCCCTTTGCGCGCTGCTCCTCGGCGTGTTCGGCATACCATCGGGCATTTCCCGCCGCCACGGCCTCGGGATGGGCCGAACGATATAGGCGCGACCGCTCGCGGAGCAACTCTCGGTTGGCCTCGCGGTACCGAGCGGCTTGAGCATTCTTTTCCTCACGCGTCTTGTACGGCATCGGCTTACTTCACTAGCTTACAGTCGAGCTGTAGATGGTGGCTGCGGCCGGCGGGATCCACGACGCCGCTGACCTCCCAATACGGGCCGGCCGTGTCGGTGTTGAGGTGGATGCGATCCGCCGTGATCACGTCGACGTCGGGCAGCAGAAAGATCCGCGCCCAGATGTCCTGGGCGCCGCCCTGGCTGAACAGCGGTACCTCAGTTGCCTTGAGCGCCTGGATGGAGCCCATCTGCCATGTCGGGTTAGCGGGGTCGATGGGCTCTGGATCCTCCAGCGCTACCCAGTCCCGGATCGGATGGCCGTAGTCGGTCAGTTGCTCAACAGGCGGCGTGCCCGCGATCATGCGGTCATAGGCGCGCTCGATGACAAGCAACTGTCGGAGGCCCTGTGCGATGCTCATGGCTCCACCGGGCCCGGGTACTGCTGAAGAATGCGATCCAGGATGCTGATCTTGTGCATGCCAACATTCGTCCCCGGAAGGCCGAGCCGCTCCACGAAGGCCTGCCCGGCGATCATGTCTGGCACCTGGCCGATGCGGAAGCCAGCGGCGCGGAGGTTCATACAGAAGTAGATATCCTGCCCCCCCCACCGGCGGCGGTTGTCCGGCGGACTCGCGAACCTCTCCCAGCCTTTGCCCTTGTGGAAATCGACGTATTGGTAGTCGGAGCTGAACCAGGGTCGAGGCAGTTTCTCGAACACCTCCCGGCGGATCAGGGTGCATCCGAGACCGCACCATTCGATGTCGCCCTTGGGATCGCGTACCAGGCAGCCCCAGCCGCTTCGACCAACGGGGTAATCGACCGCCACAACATCCCAGCCCTCGTCCAGGAGCGCCAGACTGCGCTTCAGGGCGTCTGCGGGGGGGATCACATCTTCCTCGACCAGGAGAAGCACCTCAGCTCCCGTTGCGAGCCCCTTCTCGACGATGGCTTCGTCACAGTCCGGTATCGGCAAATCGTGGCTGAATACCCAGCCGCGGAAGTCGTGGCCACGCGCCTGTACATCGGCCACGTTTGCCAGGACAGCCTCGACGGTGCGCGAATGGATAAGCCCACGGGACGGCGTGCAGACGACAAGGCTGCTCATGCCTTCACCAGATCCATCGGCGCGGTCCACTCGACCCACCAGCGATGCAGGGCCTCGTCGTCCATCGCCCCGAGCTCCCGCCAGTGAAAGCCGGTGCCAGCGGGATACGGCGTGGCCTCCAGGGCGGCCCGGCCGTGGCGGACCTTGGCACGCGTCTGCTCGAAGGTCCGGTACGGGTAGTGGCGGAGGACGATCGGCTGGCCCTTGAAGTTGGCCGCGCCGACCACCTCGCTAGACGGGGGCTCGCCTTCGAGCGCATGGTTGCCCACCGTGGGGACGTTCCACGGTCTGGGGCGCCAGACGACCTTCCGCTGGTTCGAGTAGCGACGCCGCCAGACGATGCGCCGGAAGGGATTGATCTCGTTCGGATCGTCGCTCGGCTGGGGCACCATCTCCCACGAGCCGGCGGGCACGGCGTGGCCAGTATACGAGGGCAGGACGTCGGCGATCCGCTGGCCGGACGGGCAGAACCACCACTCATCGGCATCGAAGGGGACGATCCAATCGGCTCCCATCGCGCTCGCCTGAGCTACTAGCCGCATGGTCGTCTCTTGCTGCAGATAAGCGACGTGAGGCTCGGTTTCTACCAGAAGCGCGTGGCCGGGCATCAGGCGATAGAGGATGTCCAGCGTCCGATCGGTCGAGTTGTTGTCGGCCACGATGACCAGGTCGCATTCATCGAGCATGTGGCGGACGACATACTCGGCCACGTCTTCCTCGTTGCGCATCATCGCCACGGCCGCGACGCTCATAGGACGTCCGCCGTCATGGTCAGGCGCAGGGTGGCGCGGTACTGTGCGAACGGGCCACCGTCCGTCAGCGCGGCGATCTCCTGGCCGATCGCGGGCCGAATGTCGGTTCCGCACGCCGGGCACTTCATGTGGCTGGCCCGCTCCGGCGAGCGCGTACTCATGTGCCGGGCCGGCGGCCAGTGCCAGTGGGCTTCATTCCAGCCGGCGAGGCGGAGGTGATTGATCCACGCTGAGTCGAGCGACTCCCAATGGCGGGCCTTGATTTCGTCCGGCAGGTTCGGTAGGCGCTGGGTGAAGCTGGCCCGGTAACGGACGACGCCATGCCAGCAGCCCCAGCCCCCGTGCATGAAGTAGGGCAGGCCGCACCACTCGCGCGGGCAAGCCTCGAAGCCCGCGACCGTACCCACCGGCAGAACCATGTCCTGCTCGATGATCAAGAAGTCCTCGCCCGACTGCCATGCCTCACGCAAGAGACGCCAGTACGCCTCGACGTCCCAGGCAGCGAGGTGAATGCGTTCCGCTCCGGCTGGGAGCGCGGCGACCGCCTCAGGGAAGGACGTGACGTAGGGATAGAGGATCCTCATCGCGGCTTCCTCAGCACGGCATGCCCCTCAGTCCCCCACGGCGCCTCGCAGGTAGTCCACTCGACCATCTCCCAGAGGCGAATGCCGTACTCGGCATTCGGAACCATGACCCCGGTGAAGTAGTCGAAGGACTCGCGGACCCAGAAGCTGACGTGGGTCGGGTCGGCGATCGCGCCCCAGCACGGGAAGAGCGGCACGATGACCTCGAACGTGCCGCCAGGCTCCAGGACGCGCCAGACCTCATTGAACGCGGCGATCCGCTCGGGGCCAGCTGGCACGTGTTCCATGAGGTGCGAGCAGCGCGCCGCCTCAACCGAGTCGTGCTCGTACGGGATGCCGTCCTGAATGCGGCGTTGCATGACGCCCTGGCCGTGGATGGGGTCCAGGTTCGTGAAGCCTTCGTGCGTCACTAGGCCGCCGCCGATGTCGATGCGCATCAGTAGACGACGACCTCCTCGTCTGTCCGCAGGGCCGCCAGGATGTCCTGCCGCTCGTCCTCGAGACCGAAGCCCGCACGGACCGGGTACTTCTCGCTCCACTCGCCCACGGTCTGGCCCTGGAGGCCGGGGACGGAGTTGAGGTCGAGCTTCACGAGGTGCAGTTGGACCCGCTTCCGGCTGAGCGTGTCGTCGTACCGTGTGTACGTCACGGTGATCAGTTGGTTCGGATACCAATAGCCGAAGCCGAAGGGGTTGCCGAAGCCCCAGCCGCCCCAGCCCCACGCCGGGTTCGGACCCGTGTTGAGTCGCCGGATCACGAGCCCGGTCCGCGACAGGACGTAGTCGGCGGGCTCCAGCGTTATGTCGCAGTCGATGACCTGCTGGACGCTGGAGGCCCGGTTGTGGAGCATCAGGAGATCGCCACCGCGACGCTGGGCCGAGTGCATGTACAGCTCGGTGACGCTCCCCAGCGGACCGACGGCCTTCTCGATCGCCTCCTGCTCGGAGTCGAGGTAGAACTGCAGCGCCTCATCGGGCAACTCGGAGCGGATGACCTGCCGAAGACTGGCGACGCTGAGCAGGGCTGGCACTACGCCAGCCTCGAACGCTGCCGAGTAATCGGAGAACGAGGAGCCAGCGGCGTCGGAGACGCGCGAGCGATACCAGGCACCAGGGTGCCCGGTGGCAGTCTCGTCGTCTATGGCGTAGAGGTAGGTCCCAGACACGAGGGCGGCGGTCGCGACTTCGGCCCATGGCCCCGTGTTCGCTTCAGCCGACTCCACCCGGAGCAGCGCGCCTGCGCCATAGGCAGTCAGCAGCGTGTCCGGATCCGAGATTACGAAGCTGACTTGCTGGCCCACGTCTGCTCTCCAAAGACGCCGACGCCCCGCCCGATACGGACGAGGCGCCATGCATCGTTCATCGACTTAGACCGCCGACCGGATCGCGCCCTCGGGATCCGCTGATGCGGCCACGGTCTCTTGCGTCACGGCCCTTGCCTCAGGCGCGGGCGCGGGTGAGGCGGCCGGCTGTGGCTTGGGTCCGAAGGTGGGTTCGAACGGATCGAAGGCATCCGGATGCCTGCGCAGGATCGGGTGCCCTTCGACGATGGTGTCGCCCTCGCGGACCCAGATGTTGCCGCCCACGAGGAAGGTCTTTCGGGCTCGATACAGCCCGAACTCTGTCCGGATCAGCTTCTCGGCCATCGGCCCTGTTCCCTTTCCGAACGGTGGGGCGGCAGCCGGGGGGCCGCCGCCCGCGTTCAGTTAGCTGCTCGGTTAGCTGTGAGCCGCGAGCACGAAGGCGTTGGGGACGAGGAGCCTGGCACCGGTGCGCCAGCGGCAATAGATGCCGCGCTGCCCGAGCACGTTGCCCGAGCCATCGAACATCTGAGGAATGAACTCCGTGGCCAGACCGAGGCGGTCGACGACCACGTAGCCAGTGGCGAAGTCTCCGAAGACGTCGTAGTTCGTCTTGCTGGGCGTTCCGGCGAAGGTGGCGTCCATGTAGGAGGCCTCGAACACCGGGTAGCCGTGCAGGGTCGCGGAGAGCGGGTCGTAGATGCTGTTCGCCGGCTGGCCCGCGACGCCCAACTGGCGGTACTTCTGGAGCATGCCGAGGTTGGCCATGTGAGCGGCGCGCCCGCCATTGCGGAAGCGCGGTCCCAAGGTCAACTCCTGGGTGTCGAGGGCATCCAGATCGAACGTCCCGGTGGTTACCGCCCTGGTGCCGTTCGCGATCAGCGCAGCGACGAGGCCCCAGGGCTCATTGGTGCCCGAGCCCGTGATGAACTTGTTGGCCTCGAGGACGTCCTTGGCATCCGCGATGATCCGGCCGAGCTCGCTGGAGATCGCGGCGGCGCCGTAATCCTCCTGGTACTCGGCGGTGAACTGGACGAGCACCTGGCCCCGGACCGGAGTCACGGTCAGGTCCGTGAAGTCGGCCGGCGCGACGTCGGAGGCCGCCGTGACCTCAGATGCCGCATAGGAGGCCGTCACGCCCGCGGTCGCGACCGGCTCCCAGGCCTTGGTGACGATCGTTTCGATCCGGGCGAGGGGCTGGCCGGTTTTGGGGTTGGTCTGCCGCATCGGGCAGGCCGCGCCCACGTTGGTCAGGATGAAGGTCGGGTCGATCGTGAACGGGATAGCGTAGCCACCGTCCGCGCCGGTGTAGGTCTGCAGGGCAGCCTGCATCCGGCCGTTCAGAGCGCCGAGGCCGCCGGTTGCGTAGCGAGCCCACGCTTCCTGGTACAGCGGATCGCTGGTGCCGAGGACGTGACGGCTGACCCAGCCGTGCTCCTGGTCGGCATGCTTGATGAGCAGCCGCTCGACGGCCGTCCGGAAGCGGTCTGCCTCGGCGCTCGTCTGGGCCGAGGGGAAGCTGATCTTCTCGATGACGCGCTTGGCACCGTCGAGGTAGGCCTTCGGAAGCTCATCGACGGAACTGACCTGCTTGCGGTATGCCGCCAGGTCGTGGACGTTCTCCGGGACGCGAGGCTTAACGTTGAAGAGCGGGAACGCGGGGCCTTCGGCGCTGATTCCCTGGTCGCCGGCCAAGCGCTTGATGTCGGCCGAACGAATCTCCAGCTCGTCGATGCTGGCGCCCAACTGCTCGAGCAGGCCGCCCTTGCCCATGATCTGCTCGTACTCTTGGCGCTGCGCCTCGGTGAAGGGCTTGCCGTCCGCGAGGGCGTCGAGCTCCTTGACTCTGTCGCGCAGCTCGGCATCGGCCGCCTTGAAGGCGTCGAGGCCACGAAGCGATCCGATGTCGTTCATCGCCGGTGTCTCCTCTGCATTCGCTGGTTCCACTCCCTGTCGGAGCGTCGGGTGGGTGCGGCAATCGCCGCTGGTGCCAGGACGGCCTCGCCCTGGTGGATGTAGGCCAGGGCGCCCGGCGCGAAGCGTGAAGCCGTGCGAGCGTCCGTGGCCTTGGGCAGGAGAGCGCGAACCGTGCCCTCGAGCGTGTCTATGCCGTCGACCATTCCGGCGGCCTTGGCCTTGGCCGCGAGCAGCGTTCGGCCGCCGCCGTACCCGGCCGCGACCGCCTCGGGAGTGGTCCCGCGGCCCCTGGCGACGTCGCCAAGGAACATGCCGTAGAAGGTGTCGATCTGGTCCTGGAGGTTGGCCCGCGCGTCGTCGGAGAGGGGGGCGTAGCTCGAGAGTTCGGTCTTGTATGGGCCAGCCGAGACGAGCGTGATCGTCACGCCCTGCATCTCGAGGGCCTCGCTGTCATCCTCATGCGCCGCGAAGACGCCGATGGAGCCGACCTCGCCCGAAGCCGTGCAGATGATCCGGTCGCACTGCGAGGCGATCCAATAGGCGGCCGAGGCGCACAGCGTGTTGACACAGGCCACGATGGGCTTGCCCTTGCCTCGGACTGATCGCAGATACGCGGCGAACTCGGGCATGCCGTCGGTCGATCCGCCCGGCGAGTCGATGTCGAAGACGATCGCGGCGATGGACTTGTCGGCCAGGGCATCGTCGAGGTCGGCGCGCAGCGCCTCGACGCTGGTGCCGCCGGACATGTCGGTCATCAAGGACATGCGCTGACTGATCGTGCCGTAGATCGGGATGATCGCCACCGGGCCAACCGTGCCGCCGCCGGTGCGATCACCGTTGAACTGAGCGGCTGCGGCGAGGCGGCGCTCGATCTCTTCCGAGCCAAGATGGCCGCCATTGGCCCGGAACGAGACGACGGCCGCGACCTCGCGCAGTTTGCTCGGCTCGAGCGCCCAGGGAACATCGAAGACGCGCTGCAGCACGTGGCTGTATCGGCGACGCGTCTGGTAGTCAGCCAGGCTTCTGAAGACCGGCATGCTCGTGCCCTTCAGGGGTGGCGGCTCGTAGTCCTCCTCGCCCTTGTGCGCGTCGCGCAGGTGTGTGGCAAGGTGGTCCCACACGCCATGGCGGTTGGTCTCACTGATCGAGCCAGGGCCGGCGCGGCCGCCGTTGAGGACGCCGATGTGGTCGGAGCAGTGCTGTGTGCTGGCCGCACCGATCGAGCCGTCCTGGTTCACGAAGTGGTGCTCGTAGGCGTAGTTGCTCTTGACCTCGGGGTTGCCGCCAGCGAAGTAGGCGAACAGCGCCTCGCACTTGGCCTGGGACCATGCGTCGTCCGGGATCCGGCTCGACTGGTCTTCCCACGGATCGTCCGAGGTGGCCGTGTGGTGGGGCGGGATCGCGCGTGCTGGCAGGTCCTCTGGCTGGTCCGCAGCTAGACGGGCGTTCTCTTTCTGGACCAGCGAGACCACGGCGCGGCCGATGCGCGTGGCGCTGGCCGTAGTGGGATTGCTTTGGATGGCGTGGGAGGGACAGGCGCACGCGTCGCAGTTGCAGACATAGGGATGGCCGCAGTCAGCGCATGCACCCGGCCAAGGAGTGGGCGCGGTGATCTTTGGCATGGAGCGAGCCTGGGGTGTGTCGGGGTGCGCAGGTCAAGATGTGCAGGCTGTTCATTTGCGGGGTGTCGGCCTGCTCAACTGCGCGGCGCTGGCCTATAATGGGGTGACCGGCTGTACTGGAGCCGCTTTCTCATGCCCGGTCGTCGGCCAGTACCCGGAGGCCGGGCGTTTCGTCTGGAGGACGGGATGAGTGATCAATTCCAGACGCCCGCGGGCGACCCGGCCAAGGACCGCGAACGAGCCCGTCGGCGATGGTGGGTGGTTTTCATTCCCGGTCCCGAATGGCAACCAGCCGCCGACCACATCGAGGCCAGCTTTACTACACGACGCGAGGCTGAGGACTATGTCGCCAGGCGTCCATCCCGGCCCGGATCGTCTTCCCGCCGAGTGGTCCGGGAGAATCCTCGCTGGTCTCTGGCCTAGTTGGCGGCGAAACTGCGAGGCAAAGGATGAGCGAGAAGATGACGCGCAGCGCCTATGTCACGGTCGCTGTTTCGCGCCAGCTCTGGTGGGAGGGACCGAGGTCCTTTTGGCGCCGGGATCTTCGCAAACTGCGCGAGGATGCTCTGCGGGAGTTGGCCATCGAGGTGTCTGGACCATCCGTCGTGGTCTGCGTCCCCGGGCCGGCGCTCCTGGAATTCACTTGGTTCTATGGCCCCGCCCGACTGAGACTCCTAGAGCGGGTCCGGCTGGCCCAAGTGCCTCCCCGCAGGTGGCGGCCGCCTCAGACTGCGCCAGATGCCAGCCTTCGTCGGACCGTCTCGCGCGACACGCTCAACTCGCGCGCCAGCGACTCATAGCCTGCTGGGCGACCTGCGGCCAGCAGCCGTGTGCGCGCCGCGACGACCTCGTCGCGCGACACCACTTGGACCTGCGGACGACGTGGAGGCGTCTCCTGGTCGGCTGGCTCGAACAACGAGGGGAAAGCACGTGCGACCGGGTGGTTCGCGCTGAACGTGTCGCCCACTTGGATTTCCTCGCCATCCCACATACCCAGGACGAGGGCAGCCCTTGCGTCGGTCAGCGGTCCGCCGCCGGCCGTGAATGTGGTCATGGCGCGCACGGTGGCGGCGCGATAGCTGCTGACCAGGTACGGGCCTGCGGCCAGGGGGCTCCGGAGGTTGATGGCGCTGACGCCCAACGAGTGAAGCCGACCCCCGTCGCCCGCAAGCAGGGCCTCGATGGCGGCGGCGTCGACGGCGCTCGCGGCCGTGTAGCCAGAGCGTAGGAGCGAGCCGATCTCGGCCGCCGGCTGCCGAGGCGCGCCCAGGCCGGTGGGCATAGCGTCCGCGCTGCCCGCCGGCGCGGTGAGCGAAGGCTGCAACTGGATGGAGGTCAGACCAGTGTCTACGAGTTGGCCCCAATCCCCGTCCGCCGTGACGGCGTCGATGACGCTGGCCTTCGCCCAGCCATTGTTGACAAGGGTCGCGATCTGGTTGGCCTCCTGCGTTCGGATGTCGGCGCGATCCTTCGCGTCGCCACGCAGGAAGGCGATGTCGCGGTCGTCATACCAGAGGCGCGTGCCCGGGCGGATCGGGATCAGCGTCTCCATCGAGCCGGAGAAATTGCGCCAGAGCGGGCGAAGCGTGGCGTCGCCGACTAGGCGGGCAGCGGACTGGAAGTTGCCAGCGTTGAGGGACGAGCCGCTCAGCCCCTCCGACAGCGCAGCCACGACAGGGTGCATGCCGGTGAGCGCCGCAATGCGCGTCTCGACCTTGCCCTGGAGTTCGCCGAAGGTCATCTGCTGGAAGTTGCTCCCTACGGGAACCGGCTCGGCACCGCCGCCGAAGAACAGCGTCCGGTATGCGTTCATCGCGCCGCGATGGTCCTGCTCGAATAGCTCGACCCACTCGGCCGCCTTCTCGCGGTTGAGGTTCGGCGGCAACTTCAGGGCGAGGTTCGGGGTCGCTGCATTCTCGAAGAAGGCCAACTTATGGCTCGTGGCTGCGGTGTCCGCCATGATCTCGCGCAGCGCGGAGGTGATCAGGCTGATGCCCCGGTTGCGCGCGAGCGGATCCCGGTGAGGGGCGAAGTGGCAGATCTCGTTCGGCATGAAGGTCTGGACCGTCTCGCCCGAAGAAAGGCCGCCCGGGTGGTAGCCGTAGCCGAGGACCTCGGCATCGGGATCCCAGCCACCGAGTTCGGTGGCCCTGCCCTTCGTGCCGTAGACGATGGTGACCCAGTCCGGGCGCAAGCGGCGGATCGCGGTGGACCGCCCCAGGTTGAACGAGTTACCAGCTAGGTCGGCATCGATGATGGCCGTGGTCAGGAGGTCGCCTGTCACCTTGCCGTTCTCGGGATGCTCGAGCACGGAGAGGTCCTGCGTCCCGAAGAGGTTGCCCGGCCGCCCGCCTCGGAGCTGTTGGAACTGGAAGCGGGCCTCGGAGAAGAGTCGGGCGCGGATCGCCAGGCAGGAGAACACGACCGAGTTCCGCATGTAGGTGCCAGCGACGTAGCCGATGAAGGTCGGCTGCACCTGTTCGCGGTCGCCCGTCATCGTGGTGTTGAGCAGGAATTGCATGTTGTCCGGGCTGAACCAGGACACCCACTCCTCGAAGGAGAGCGAGGCCTGCCGGCGGCCCGGAAGAAGGGAACGGATCAGAGCAGGCATGGGCTACTTCTTCCGACTTGGGTTCGGAGCGAGGTGTCCTGGCCCTGACGCGAGCAGCGCGTCGAAGTCCAGGAGCAGGGCCCCGAACAGCAGGAGGCCGGCGCAGATCAGGCCCCAGGGCAGGTACACCAGGGCAACGCCGACGACCACGAGCAGGCCGCTGGCGATGGTCAGCGCGAGCGCTAGCAGAGTGCGTCGACGCTGGATCATCGCCAGCTCCCGATCACGAACGGCTCGACCACCTCTTCAGCGGCATAGACGATCAGGCGGGAAACGGCCATGTTCAGGGCGACGATGCCGTCGATGCGCTCGGAGGATCGGGCCTTCGACGGCTTCTGATTGCCGGCCGCGTCGGTCTCGACCTCGACGTTACCCGCCATCCAGCGCAGGATCGGGTTGCCGCCGTGCTCGAACTTGCCCTCGAGGACCAGCCGTTCGAGTTCCCGCCAGCCGGGGGCGAGGCCTGCGTGGGTCTGCGCGATCGGGACGCACGTCGCGCCGTCCTTCGTCAGGTCGGTCACCAGTTGCGTGGCGTTCCATCGGTCGAAGCCGGTCTCTCGGATCTCGCGCTCCCCGGCCATCGCCTTCTGGTACTCGATGACGAAGTCATAGTCGGTCACGTTGCCGGGCGTCGCGACCAGGAAGCCGTCGCGAATCCAGTCCTCGTATGGCACGCCATCGTTGCGGCTGCGCTCGTGGGCACCGTCCTCTGGGCACCAGAAGGCGCAGATGGCCGCGACCTTGCCATCCTCGAGGCGGAAGACGTCGACGTCCGCAGTCAGGTCGCGGACCGAGGCCAGGTCGAGCCCGCCGAAGCCGACCGCGCCCTTCGGGATCCGCCGCGCCGCCCACTCCTCGTAGGTCTCGAGTTCGCCCGTGGCCTCGTCCACGATCCGGCCGTCGCAAGCGTCCCATGCCGTGAGATCGATCGCCCTCGTCGACTGCTGCGTCGGGACATTCATGTGGAAGCGCAGGTAGGCGGCCATCGCGCCGGGTGATCGCTTCGCCTTGGCAGCGCGCTCGCGCAGGAAGTCGAGCCCCACCGAAACGCCGAGGTTCGGGTTGGCCTTGAGCCAGACCGACTCGTCGAACGGGTCGTCGCCCTCATCGAGCGTGTAGACGATGGCGAACATCGAGTCGTCGGTGGCGCGGCCCTCGAGGACGGCGATCGCGTCGGACCGCTCCTCCCACCAGACGCCCTCGCGCTTGACGCCAGCGGTCGTGATCTTCCAGACCATCGGCTGGCGCCGGGTCGAGCCCGCCTTCTCGATGTTGTCGAGGAGGTCGCGGCTGTCGTGGACGTGAAGCTCGTCGATGATCGCGCCGTTCGGGCGGATGCCCTGGTCGGAGTCGGAGTCCCGCCCCAGCGGCTGGAAGAAGCTCGCCGAACTGATCTGCGAGAGGCTGTCGGCATTGATCTGGATCCGCTTTCGGAGGCTCGCGCTCTTGGCGACCATCTGCATCGCGGCGGTCCAGGGGATCTTTGCCTGCTGATGCTTGGTGGCAGCCGAGTACACCTCGCCACCAGGTTCGCCGTCGAAGAAAGCTAGGCGCAGGCCAGCGCCGCCAGCGATCGTCGACTTCCCGTTCCCCGACCCGACCTCGAGGTAGACGCTGCGGAAGCGCCGGGAACCGTCGGCCCGCATCCAGCCGAAGGCCGAGCCGATGACGAACTTCTCCCAACCCTCCAGCACGATCAGGTCGTCCCGGCCCTTGTAGTGGTGGAGCAGATGGTAGAAGTCGATCGAGTGCTGGGCCTGTCTCACGTCGAACCACAGACCACGCTCGGTGCCAGTCGCTAGGTCGGACAGATGGCGCTCGCAGGCCTTGCGAACGTAACGGCAGGCGACGATCCGGCCAGCAACCACATCGAGGGCGTACTGAGTGACCGGATCTGCCGGGGGCGGCGGGACCATCTTGTGGCGGGCGCGCGGGGCGAGGGTCGAGATCGTCATCCGTGATCGTCCAGCCAGTCCTGGGTCGCATCGCCGGAGCCCGTCGCTGGCGTCGTCAGGCCTTCGCGCGCCGATGGCGAGAGGCCGAGTTCGCGGGCCAAGTCGCGCATCAAGCGGGCGTCCTCACGGACGAGTTGATGGAGAGGGTTCTTGACCAGGTCGCCCTTACGGGCACCGTGGATGAGCGGGCCGCTCTTTGCGAGCGCGATCGATTCCCCGACGTGCCGCGCCTCGGTCTCGCAGTAAGCCCGGAACAGGCCGAGGTCGACGCGCGTGAGTATCCCGGTCTGGCCGAAGTCCCGCATGACCCGGCGCCAGACGCGCTTCCCGTCCTCGCTCATGTCTGCCGGCATGACGGGGCGGTTGGACCGTGGCTTCGGTGCCGCGCGGTTCAGACGCCACTCGCGCTTCTCGCCGTGGAGGAGCTTGAGGCCCGTCGGCATCTTGGTCGGCCCGCGGCTACCCATCGAGGTGCTCGGCCTTCCGCCCTGTGAAGTTCTGCCAGCGGTCGATAGTTACCTGGGCGTAGCGAGGCTCCAGTTCCAGAGCGAAGCAACGGCGGCCCAGCCGCTCGGCGGCGATGATCGTCGTGCCCGAGCCGATGAAGGGATCGTAGACGTCGCCGGCGTGGTTGGCGATGGGGGTCTCGAAGAGCACGACGGGCTTTTGGGCCGGGTGGTCATACTTCTCCTCTTTGGAGCCGCTCATGATCATCTTCGGGCTCGGCGCCCGCCAGATCGTGCTCTGGGTGTGGTCGGACCCGACGAAGAGGTTGGGGATGCCAGGACGCCGCACGGCCCAGCAGGGCTCGTGGCCCCAGTGATACCAAGACCGCCCCATGGCGAACAATCCCTTGTCCCAGATGATCTGGGCGACGATCTCGAAGCCGATCCGCTCCAGGCCGACGGCTACCTCCGCGGCATGGACGCCGGCGTGCCAGACGTAGCCGACCTGGAGGCTCGGGACCAGAGCGAAAGCCTCCGACCAGTCCACGCGTGTGTCGCCGCTGAGTGTGGTGTTGCGATGGCCCTCCGTTCGCCCGTGGCGCCGCGTGGGCCCTTGAATGACGTCATCGGCGTCGGTCGGGCCATCGATCCGCATGTACGGCCGCTCGGCGGGACCCATGCCGTTGTATACGCCGTCGCGCCAAGTCGGGTCGAGCGCCACGCCGTATGGCGGGTCAGTCGCGAGCAACATTGGAGTGCCCCCCCCCCAGCAGCCGCGCGACGTCCCCGGGGTTCACCGCATCGCCGCAGAGCAACCGGTGGTCTCCGAGCGCGAACAAGTCGCCGCGTTTGATGGACGTCGCTTTGACTTCGGGGACCTCGTCGGCGTCCGTGAGGCCGGCTTTCGGGCCCCGCGGAAGCAGGTCACCGAGCAGCGCCGCTAGGCCCTCGTTGTCGATCGAGATCCCGGCCAGAAGTTCGGCGAGTTTCGCATCGTCCCGAGTGGCCATCGCCCCGATCGGGTCGAGAGTCGCCAGGACGAGCGCCTCCTCCTCTGGATCGAGGTCGACATAGAGCACCGGGACCGTCGCCTCGCCGCGGGCCAGCGCCTCCTCGACGCGGGCATGGCCATCGACCACGTGCCCGCTCCGGCGGTTGACCATCACCTGCTGGACCCAGCCGACCTCGGTGAGTGATCCTCGGAGGGCGGCGCGCTGCCCGGTCGGATGCGTGCGCCAGTTGGCGGGGTTGGCGATCAGGTCGCCGGGTGCTTCCTCGCCCGTGCCCACGATTCGGTTCTGCCAGGGGGCGGGAGCGGACCTGGCGGTCATGCCACGGCCTTGGAGTCGCGCCGCAGGCCGACCTGATCGTGGCAGCGGTGCCTGGCGGACCGACAGAGCCAGCGCTTGTTCGAGGCGATCTCTGGACCGCCGAGCCCGACCGGAACTCGGTGATCACGCTGGAGACAGGAGGGGTCGGTGCAGCCGCATGCCTCGCACCGTGCGCCCGGAAGAGCGGCGCGGCGCTCGCGCTGGTGTGCCGTCCCGTAGCCGCGCTCGGTCGTGCTCTGGCGATGGTCAGCGCAGCGGCCGCGGCCGCCCGGCACGGCACGGTTGGGGCAGCGGGGCTCGAGACATGCAGGCATCGGGGCGTAGGGCATCAGAGTCGCCCCACGTCAGACACGCGGAGAGCCGGGACGTCTCCCGGCTGCCTCCGCTTAGCCGCCCGATTCGGCTCCGGTCCAGCGGCCCCATCGGGGCTCGGCCGCTGGCCGCCCAGGTCGCTCAAGGGTTAGACGGCAGGCGGTGCGACTGGTGTCGCTGCCGCGGTGATCGCGTTCACGGCTGCGTCGATGGTGGTCACGGTGGTGTCCAGGGCATCGACCTGAGCCTGCGTGGTCGCCCCGGCCACAAGAACGCCTACGGCCGTGTTGAGCGTGCCGACGTCGGTGCCGAGTTGGGCGAGGTCCGCCTGTAGTTTGGTGAGATCGGCCATGACTCTTTCCCGTCCTTTCAGGACTTCTCTGAGGGGATCACGTAGACGATGGAACCAGCGCGGCATGGCTACGGCCGGCGGCCGAGCATCGTGCCCGTCACTGCCTGGTTGGCGAGCATGCCGAGCGCGGCGAGGACGACGGCGACAACCGCCGACACGACGGCGGCGGGGATGCTGTCTCCCATCCATGCCGCGCCCGCGACGATAGCTGCGGCGACGACTAGGACCAGGTGGTCCCAGAGAGCGATTGGTCTGCCGAAGAGCACGGGCAACCTTCCTTTCTAGATCAGTCGGACCTGCCCCTGATTGACGAGCAGGCCATTCGGATGGGCGACCGTCTTGCCGTAGACGCCGTCGACCACTTCGAGGTACGGGCCGCCGCGGGGGAACGGGGCCGAGGTGCCAGGGAAACCGGGCCAGTTGACGTAGACGACGGCATCGGCATGGGCGCTCGACGTGAACGGCCAGGACGTCAGGCGGCCGAACCGGCCGTTGGGATAGTTCGGGTCGAAGCCGACCAGAGTCGTGCCCTTCGGGACGACAAACTGGCGCGGCGAGGCGAAGGCCGTCCTGGTGAGGACCGCGACGGGGGTCGGGTTGATCAGGTCGACCGCCTTCCACGCTTCCCATCCGAGGCTGTCCCACCAGTCTCCGTGGACCCGGAAGTGGTCCTGGTAGGCGGGGTCGTGGCCGAACGCGCCCCATGTCTGGTGATGGATGGTGTTCAAGCCGCAGCGGCACGTCGAGCACGGGACCCAGCCGCAGCCCTCGAAGGCATGGCCGCCATCGGTCGGCCCGGGGCTCGGCATGTAGCCCAGCGCGTCGGTGTTCCACCAGTTGTTCGGCCAGGCGGCCGTGAACTGGCACGGGCCGGGCTGCAGCAGCGTCTGCTGGTAGGCGCCGAGGAACGTCGCGTTGCTGCCCGGCTTGCCGATCAGGAGATAGGAGGCATTCTTGCGCGGAGCGCTGCCGTCTTTCGTCGGCCAGCCGTTCGCTTTGACGAAGCTCCAGAGTTGCTGAGGATAGAGCCCCGGGTTCGCGTCCTGCGACGGGCTTGTGAGCGGCCAGGGTAGGCCCTTGATGATGGCGTAGGCGTGCAGCGGGTCGATGACCGCGAGGTCGCCCGCCTCCTGATCGCTCTGAACGTAGTCGCCGCTGAATGCGACGCAGGCGCCGAAACCGTCCTGGTCGAGCGTACCGTGCGCGCAAAGCGGGCTGTGGAAGAAGGTCGGCACGGCGACCGGCTCGGCCGCAAGGGCGAGTTCGATAGGCCAAGCCCGAGCGAGTATCTCGGGCGGAGTCTGAAGAGCGCCGAGCGAGCGTCGGATGTCAGTCATGGAAGAGGCTCCTTCTCATCGGGCTCGCAGGTGTTGACTTCGAGGTTGGCACCGTAATCGCCCCGGAGGCGATATTCCTGGTCGCCGAAGCCGCCGGCGGGCGGCCTCAGTGCCTTGGCCATCCGTTCCCGTGCCTTCCGGTTCTCGCGTTCGTCGAGGTAGACGGCAACGCACCAGAGACCGGAGACTGCGGCCAGAACCACGAGGATGAACTGCCAGTCGGCCATGTCAGTGCCCCACTACGAGATTGACGAGAGCGAGCAGGGCACCGCCAGCACCGCCAGCGGCGGCGACCACGATCCCGACCCGCCAGCGAAATGACAGAACGTGGCGGTTGGCCTGGTCTGCACGGACCGCCTGATCATTGGCGGCCCAGTTTGCGCGGGCGGAGTCGACTGCCTGGGCTGTCTTGAGTTCCGCTACGTCCTCGCAAACGCCGTCGAGCTTGCCGTCGATCTTGTCGAAGCGTTCGTTGAGGTCGACGCGCAGTTGCGTCACCACGCCCTGAACGGCGGCGATGCCCTCGACGAATGAAGAAGCCGCCGGGATGCGCCGATCGGCGCTGACCCCCGGAGTGGCCCGGGCCGTCATGAGTCGCTCCACGGCACGATTGCCGCCGAGCAGGGATGCCGGATACCAGGCACAATCGGCGGAAATTTGGAGAACCGCCAAGTCGTGGACGAGAGCCAAAGTTCAGCGTCGCGCCGTGTCATGACCGGACTCCACGATGGCTTGGAGCCGTCGAGGAAGCGGACGCGGACACGGACCTGCTCATCGGGGTCCCATTGGTCGCTGCTCATTCGTCGTCACGGTTCCCCTCGCGCCAGACGGCAAGGTATATGAGAGCCAGGCCAGCAAGTCCGACCAGAATGAAGATCAGTTCGATCACGTCGTCACCAGCGGCCGTGGGCGCACCAGTAGGTCCAGGCGTTGCGCAAGTTCCCGTAGCGGTGCTCGCCGTAGGCGATGAACCATTGGAGTTGCTCGACCGGCTGCGTCGGCCAGTCCGGAACGACACTCGAGAGCTTGCTGCAGGGCCAGGACTGCCCGAGACCGCACGCTCCGCCACGCGGATTGACTGCCGCCGGGTCCCAGCGCGATTCGTTCCAGATGATCCGGTCGAGTGCCTCGTACTCGGCCGACCCGAGCGTCTCGCGGGCCCACGCCTTCGCCTGTGCCACGGTCGGCGGCGGCGGGTCGGGAGCGATCAGGCTGCGAGTCGGCGGGCGGGGGATGGGGCTGGGCGAAGTTGGGATAGGCGACGTAATCAGAGCAACGGGGGCCAGCGTGGTAGCACTGGCAACCATTGCAGAAGTAGTCGGGATCGAGAGTGAAGTAGCCATCGGCGTCGCGGTCGGAGAGGGAACGGGTGCCGGGGTTGGATCTGGCGCCAACCCCGGCGACCGTGCGGAGACCAGCGAGAGAGCGAGGACCACGACGGTGGCAAGCCGCCTCAACATGGCTCGGTTCGGTGCATGGGGCACCTCCGTCACAGGGAAGCGCACTGGCCATGAGCGCATGGTCACTCACGGGCATGGCCAGCCGCCGGAGGGAGGAGGAGTGTGAACAGACGTCCGCAAGCGCTGACGCGACGGCTTGGTGCGCCGGTTGCAATGCGTGCAGGAAGCGAACGGCTCTCACAGCATCTGAGCGTAGCTGCGATTAGATCGCGAAACTACCCACTAGGGGGCCGTTCTTGGGGTATACCCGCGTTTATTTTGGGGTATGCCCGTAGGTCCGGACGCTTACGGTAAAGGTGCTTCAGATGCACGGCCGCCGTTCCGTCGCTGATCCCCAACTCGGCGGCAGCCAGCTTGCGGGAACGCCAGTGGCGGAAAGCGGCGAAGACTTCGAGCTCGCGGGCGGTGGGCTCGGCGCTCATACGGGTCAGTTCCGACCGAGACAGAGAAGCCCGACCGCGTGACTACCATCCGGGCAGTGGGTCGGGATCAAGCCGAAGATGACGCCCGCGAGGATGGCCGCGAGGGTGGCTAGGCAGGCCAGCCAGATGACGGTGAACAGGCGTGGATAATGGCCCGCGAGCCAGACGAGGGGGCGAGCCATCTCGGCGGTCTGGTCGCTGAAGGCGTCGTTCAGGACCTGCACATGGGCGGCAAACGTGTCCGGCCAGCCGCAGCCGGGGACGTGGTCGACGAGTGCGTTGTTGAAGATGGGCCGGTCGCAGAAAGGGCAACGGCGGATTCGCTCGCTCACCGTTCGCCTCGCAGCTTTGCGGCCAGGGTACGGACCGCAGCAGCGAGAGTGGGACCGGCACCCCGATACCGTTCCTCTCCGCCGTTGCCAGTGCCGACATAGGCCAGGGCCTCACAGCGCGGCCCGGGTACGTTTACGTCGGGCGACCACGCCATGAGCGCAATCCTCATCGGACGACCCTTGCGTGCCGCCATAGCCTCGGCCCACGCGGCGTCGAGAGAGTCGGGCCAGTCCCCGCCGCGCTCCCGGTCATCAGACGGTACAGGCTGAGCAAACCGTGATCTCACGACGCACCTCCCGGATGTGAGTCTAACCACTCGACGATGACGTCCCCATGGCAGGGCAGGGGCGGGCATCGATTACGCTTCAACCCGGCAACACCTTGCGCCGGGACCAAACCCAGCGCCAGAAGACTCCGGGGGCGACTCGGATCATCAGCAGCCAGAAGCCGGGATGCCGACGGTTGACCTCGATTGTGAAGATGGCCGACTGGCCGTCGGGTGAGAGTTCAGGCTTTCCGACCTGCCGCAGGTAGCCGGGGAGTTTCATCGCAGCACCTCCGTGATCTCTGCCAGCTGGCTCGGCCGCCAGACGAAGACCTCGATTCGCGGGGATCGGGCGGCTGCCTTGTCCATTCCATCGCACACGCCGTCCAGGTAGGAGCGGACCTTCATCGGCGGCAGATCGTCGGGCAATTCAGCCACGTCGACCACGAGGCACCGCAGCAGATCCAGGACGGCCGCCTGACGCGCGGACAGGTCGCGGGCCTCGCCTTTGAGTTCGGCGAATATCAACCGGCGATCACGCCGGCGGATAAGTGTCAAGTCGGGCCAGCCCTTCTCTGCCTGGTGCATGGCGCTCGCCGCGTGGTAGGTCAGTCCGGGCAGTTCGCCCTCGTCTTTGTAGCC